AAAAAAAAAAAAAAAGAAAAAACACCCAGGGGGGGGGGAAACCCGCCCTAGGAGTTAATAATGGCTAATCAAAACCAAAAAGACGATGTAACGCAAGACGTACAAACTACACCGGATGAACAGGCGCAAACCCAAACCGAAAACGGTGCGGATAATGCCGAAAGTACGCCCCAAAGTGCGGTAGAAAAACACGATGAATCGGGCGACAAAGAAGGGCAAGTGATTGTGCCTATCGGTTATTCGATTAAATTGCGTGACATCCACCCACAGTCAACGTATGGGCGTTGCGGTTATCGCTTTAACAAAACCGATGCGGTTTACATCGCAGCGGATGACTTAACGGCAGAACAAACCTTAACTTTGGCGGAAGACCCTTGGTTAGAGCTTGTCCCCGTGTGTGAGGATTAAGCCATGTATGCAACGGTAAATGATTTCGTTTTGCGCATCGGGGAGTTTCAGGCAATCCAGCTGACTGACCGTGACCGCGAAGGCGTGGTAAATGAAAGTGTGCTGACCATTGCGCTTTCGGATAGCACAAGCCAAATAGACGGTTATTTAAGTGCGCGTTATCGCTTACCGTTGCCGACAATCCCGCAAAATCTCACCCGCATTTGTTGCGATTTAACCCGCTATCGTTTGGCGAGTATGTCTGAGGTGACGATTACTGACGAAATTATCACTCGCTATAAATTGAGTTTAAAAGAGCTTGAGGACTTGGCAGCTGGGAAGATTTCGCTCGGTATCGAGATTGAAGACGACCAACAAAGCGACGGCAATGTGGTGATGTTTACTAATCCGAACAATAGGATTTTTGGCCGTGATAACCGAAATTGAAAATGCACTGGTTGACCGCTTGACACGTGGCTTGGGACAACTTGCCAATACCGTGAAAAGCTACGGTGGTGAGCTGGACGACGAAAGCCTTGGCACGGGTCGTTTGCCTATGGTGTTGGTGACGTTCGGCGGTGCGCGAATTGAGCCGATGGGGGTGCGCGGTACAGCGTTTCGCACCTCTGCTAAATTTGTGGTCATTGTGGCAGTACGCTCATTGCGTAGCAACCAAGCCGCACGACAAGGCGGGGTGGATAAACGCGAGGTTGGTGCAAATCAGTTGATTTATGCAGTGCGCCGCTTGCTGGATATGCAACGTTTGGGCGGGTTGGTGAAACCGTTAAAACCACTGGCAATTCGGACGTTATTTAACAATGCACAGTTTCGCACCGAAAAAGTCACGGCGTATGCCATTGAGTACGAAGCGGCATTTGATGATGTCGCCCCACTGGAAGACGGTTTGTATCCAGAAGAAACACAAGACCCGACTAATCCTGATTTTGTGTTTACTCATTATGCGGCCGAACTCTCCCCATCGTCGCCAATCCTTGAGCATGTGGACGGCAAATTATATGACCCGAACAACAATGCCGAGGTCGGCTTTAGTGTAAAAACAAAGGATAAAACATGATTGTAAAAGCAGCTTTAGGGGTGAAAGTCCCTTTAGAAAATCAGCCGTATGCCTACATTGAGCAGGAGCCGGTTGAAGTGGATGATTCTGTTTATTATCAGCGTCGTATTGCTGATGGCGACTTAATCGAAGTGCAACCAACCCGCAAGCAAAGAGGTGCAGACAATGACTAATATCGAATTTGAAAAAATCCCGAACAGCTTACGCAAACCGGGTGTTTATACCGAATACAACGCCAAAGGCGCAGTAACTACACTGCCGACTAACGAGCAGGAAGTGCTAATTGTTGCGCCAATGGTGGGCGGTGCGACGGCATTTACCCAACCGGTGCGTGTGTATTCCGACCTTGACGCGGCGCAGGCATTTGGTGCAGGTTCGTGGGCGCATTTGATGACGCGCATGGCGATTACTAACAACTCCTTGATCCGTTTATCTGTGATGGGTTTAGCGGATAGTTCTTCTGGTGTCGCGGCAAGTGGTAGTTTGGTGTTGACCGGGACAGCTACTAGTCAAGGTGTTATGACAGCAACGATTGCCGGTATTGACTACAAAGTCGCTGTGGCAAACGGCGAAAAAGCCAAAGATGTTGCCGCCCGATTAAACGCTGTGATTAATGGTGCGACAGATTGCCCGGCAACGGCATCTGTAAATGAAAGCACGATTACTTTAACCGCAAAATGTAAAGGCGCCATCGGCAATGAAATTAATTTAACCGCAACAAACACGGCTAAAGACATGACATTGTCCGCAACCGCTTTTGCCAACGGCGCAGAAAATGCGGATTTAGCCACTGCATTAGCAAGTGTTGCCGGTACGCATTATCACATCATTATTTCGCCGTTTGCGGACGACAAAAATGCAAAAGCGTTACGCGAACACTTAGAAGCCGTGTCCGCTCCGCTTGAGAAAAAACCTGCTATCGGTGTGTTAGCGTGGCGTGGCAGTATGGCAACCGGTACAACCTACACCGAAAAAATCAATAGCGAGCGTATCACTTGCGGTTGGTACAAAGGTGCGGTCGAATCTCATGCCTTGATTGCTGCTGGGTATGGCGCAGTGATTGCAGGTGAAGAAGACCCAGCGCGTCCGTTAAACACCCTTGAAATTAAAGGTTTGACCGAAGTTGACCCAACTCAAACCCCGTTATTAACCGAAGCCAATCAGGCGTTATACCATGGTTTAACCCCGATTACGGTAGTGAATCATCGTGTCCGCATTATGCGTGCGATCACCACTTACACCAAGTCGGCAACCAATACGGATGACCCAAGCTATTTGGATTTAACCACCGTTCGAACGCTGGACTATACGCGCAAAGCGATTGAACAGCGCATTGAGTTGCGTTTCCCACGTGCCAAATTGTCTGCTCGTACACCGGATAAAGTGCGGTCGGAAATCCTTGATGTTTTATTGCGTTTGGAAAACGAAGAAATCTTGGAAAACGTGGCACAACACAAAGCGAAATTGTTGGTGAAACGTAACGGCGTTGACCCGAACCGCTTGGATTGTGTCATCCCGACCGATGTAGTGAACGGATTGCATATTGTCGCCAACCGTGTTGATTTAATTTTATAGGAGGCATAAATGGCCCAGGAATTTGCAAGTCTTGGCATTATCGAAGTGGACGGCCAAGAAATTGACTTAACTAAGTTAGATGTGCGTGTTACCACCGGTCGCAAGCCGGTGAAAACCATCAACCGCAAAGGACGCGTGAAAGGCTTTGCCAAAGGCATTATCGAATATGCGTTGTCTATCACTGTTGTGGTGCCTTTAAACTCACCAGAACCCGATTGGGATAATATGACGGATGCCAAAATTACCGTAGAGGAAGAAGACGGCACACGAATCTCATACACCGGCTGTTTTACCACCGAAACCGGCGAAAGCTATACCGTGGATAGCGAAAAAATGCGCGATTTGCAAGTGGTAGCGTTAGATAAGGTTAAAGAATAATGAAAACTCGTTTGAAACTTGGCGTGCTGTATAACGGCACGCTACATCATGACGTGTTAGTCAAGATTTTGACCGTGGGTGGTGAATGCCAAGCGTTAGAAGTTATTAGTGACCTTGAGTTAAGTGACAAAGAGACATTAAGTCATGCCGAGCAAATGCTGGTTGATTTGGCGTATTTAGCGCAACAAGTCGAGTTTGATGGCATTCCGCGAGAGGCAGTGACTCCGGCATTTTTGTTGGATAATCTTGCCACTGATGATTACGTGTTGATTAACAATGAAATTAATCAACTACGAAAAAAGCGCATGGGCGTTTCGGCAGACCAAAAGATGGCAAGCGAGGCGTAAAAAAACGCAATGTCAGTGAAGTGTGGCAGGCGTATGAAAATTACCGCTCAGCAGCGATTCTGCTGGGTAAGTTTGGATTTACTGCGCAAGCCGTCTGGAATATGTGTCATGCCGAAATTAGCGCATGGATTAACAGCTATTTAGCGAGTCAAAGCACGAAAACCCAACAAAACACCGAAGAATCTACGACGTCCTATGTTTTTAAACGTCGTAAAAATAAGGGGGCGTAATGCCCCTTTTTTATTGCTGTTAAATTACGTTTAAACAAGGTTTAAAAATGGCAAATATGGATCTCTCTTTAACACTCAAAGCGAAAGACTACGCCAGTGGCGTGGTGAAAAGCGTGGAAAACAGTGTTAGCAAATCAACCAAAAATATTGAAAACCAAGCTCAACGTAGCGCTACCACGCAACAAAGAGCGGTGCGCCAAACGGCACAAGTGACAGAGCAAAGCTACCGCCAAATCCAACAAGCGGCACGCAATCGCGAAATGCTGGGCGTGCGTAGTGAGCGCAGTATCCAAAACGAAATCAACCGCACCCGCGCGGCATACGACCAATTAAAACGTAGTGGCATTGCTTCCGGGCGTGAATTAGACCGCGCCGCTGTGGCGACTAAACGCCGCATTGCGGAGCTGAACGCGGAAATGGGCAAAGTCTCCATGGGGCAACGGTTAGGCAATGTTGGACGTGGCATTGCCGGTTTGGCAGCAGGTGCGACCGCAGCTGGCATGGTGTTGGCGCAACCTATGAAAAAACAAATGGATTATGACCGATCTCTTGCGATGACAGCGAACACCGCATTTGCCGAGCGAGATGTGGCGGGGCGCATTGCAGGTAAAGCAGAGTTAAATAACGCGGTAAAAAGTGCGGTAGAAGTTGGCGGAGGAACCAAGGAAGACGCTTTGGGCGCATTAGATACTATGCTTGCTAGTGGTGCAGTAAAAGCCGATACCGCCATGAAACTGTTGCCGACCTTGCAGAAAGGCGCGACGGCAACGGGCGCAAGTACCGATGACTTGGCGAAAATCGCTATTTCGGCAATGCAACAGTTTGATATCGGAGAAGACCAAATCGGCGAAGTGTTAGACAAAGCCGTAGCGGCAGGTCAAGCTGGAAACTTTGAATTGGCGGACATGGCGCGCTGGTTGCCGCAACAAATGGCCGCAGGGAAATCAGCCGGCTTAAAAGGTATGTCGGGGTTTGAGGCGTTATTGGTCGCGAACCAACAGGCTCGCGTGACTGCCGGTACATCGGACGAGGCGGGGAATAACTTAGTCAATCTCCTTGCCAAATTAACATCAAAAGAAACCAACGACCGCTTTGATAAACTGAAAATCAAAGGCAAAGACGGCAAAGAACATGGCGTGGATTTTATCGGCTCCATGGAGGCGCAAAAGAAAAAAGGCAAAAACTCTATCGAAGCCTTTATGAGCATTATGGATCAGGTTATCGGTCAGGATGACAAATACCGCGAATTACAAAAAAAACTCAAAGGCGCGAAAAAAGAAGACCAAGCAAAACTGTTAGACGAAATGACGAACTTGGTGGAAGGCACGGCGATTGGACAAATCATTTCAGACCGCCAAGCATTGATGGCGTTATTGGGTATCCGTAACAACGTGAGCTTGGGCAAAGAAGTGAAAGAAAGCCTGGATAAAAGCGAAGGTGCGGTGGATACCTCTCATGCCGTGATTAAAGATACCAACAGCTACAAAGTGGAAGACGCGAAAAATAACGTGGATTTCGCGCAGATGGAAGGTATGAAGGGATTTAACGATGCCTTGGGTGATGTAAGCGTAAAAATCGCTGAATATGCCAAAGCTTATCCTGACTTAACAGGTAAAATCGTTACTGCAGGCACAGTAGTTGCATCTTTAAGTGCCGCCGCTATTACTGCGGCAGGGTCTTTGCGATTATTGGGCGGCAAAGGCGGTTTAGGGCTTGGTGTGGGTGATGTCTTGAGTAAAGGTGCAGGCATAACCGGTGCGGCAGGTGGCGCTGCAGCTGCCGCGAATACGGCAAAAATGGGGCGTCTTGCTAAGTTTGGGCGAGGCGGTTTGCCGTTGTTAGTTTTTGGCGCAATGCTTGAAGGGTCAGAAAATTACGCCCCTTACATGGCAAAACAAGAAGAAAGACAAGAAACCTTGGATGCCGCAAGAAAAGACGAAAAACAGAAGTTCTACGCAGCAGCCTATCCAAGCAAATCGGTGTTTCAGTATGCCCCGCCTGTCCCGACGCCTGAAAAGTCAGTTTGGTCTTTAGCGAGTGGCGGTTATGCACTTGGTGACGCGGCAAAACGCAAAGAGATTGCCGATGAGCGCTTAAAGCGCGGCACATTAACACAAGATGAATACAACCGCCGTGTGCAAGTGCCTGACTATAAAGCTGAATTTCAGCAGTTGGGCACGACTATTAGCGAGGGTATGAAACAAGCGGTGGAAAGTCAGAATTTCACGATTCAAAATCAAATTCGTGTTGACTTAGATGGGCGGACAATTGCGGAAAGCACGTCCGAAAACCAATATCGCGAACTTAAACGGGGGTAACTATGGGATGGACAATGCCGATTCAGCAGGCGTCTTATCGCGGTGTGCGGTTTGATGTGTTAAGTGTGGATGACAACTTAGAGCGTGCCACAATTACGCACGCTTATCCGTTCGTGAATGGGGGCGACATTGAAGATTTAGGTTTAAATCCGCTCACCATCCAACTGCAAGCGGTGTTTTATGGTGAGGGGTATTACACCGATTTTAAACGATTTTTGTCGGCTCTGGAAAAACAAGGTGCGGCGGTATTAGTGCATCCGATTCGCGGTCGCTTGCAAAATATGCTTTGCACCTCTGCTTATTTTCACCACGAAGCGGATTTTGTGGACTATGTGACAGTTAGTCTTAGCTTTCAAGAGGCTACACCAGCAAAACCGATTTTTCTGTTTAATTTTTCTGTGCTTGGTTTGATTGATGAGCTATTAACCAAGCTCGAAGACTTGGTAGATGATGTATTGGAGCTATATGGCACCTTTATGGAGGGGATCTCTTTTGTCACTAATGTCAAATCACGCTTATTAGGCTCGTTTGGCGCGCTTTACGGCTGTTTTGAGCAGGTGCGCGATATGTTTGACATGGACAAAAAAAAGCATGCTATCTCAGTAAATACACCGACGTCTAAAGAGGCGTTTAAACAACAAGGTGGTAATGCCGTGCGTGAGATGGCGAGCATTATTCGAGATGGCTTAACGGCTATTGCTAACCGTGATGACCTAACCGTGCGAGCAAAATTTGATGAGGTCACTCGCACCGTGAAAAGCCTATTAGAAATTGCACCGAATTTGAGCAATGGCAAAAACAGCAAATCAAATACCCTGAAATCATTAACGTCATCCTTGACCGCACAAGATACCAAAGAAATCTTCTGTGTAGTACAGTTGTTGGCGACGGCGACTGTGTTAAAAATCGCCACGCAGTTTATTGAGGACGATTCGTTGATTCCATCCGAAATTGATTACATCGTGACGGAATCGCGCTTGCAAGCCTTGGCAGCATTGAATACCGTGCGTGCGTTAGTGCAAGCCGAGCAAAACGCGATGACATTACATTACGTCAAAGATGATTTTGGTTTGATGTCATTAAGTGCGAAAAAACAAACAGGCGCAAGACAACTGCAAACACCGAACACGGGGCTTTATACACAGGCTTACAACACAGCGGAAAAACTGCGCCAACAAAGCCATAAATTAACTCAGCTTGCGCTGGCAGCGATTAATCGCAAACCGCCTTTAATTATTCGTACGGTGGAGTTCGACAGCACGATTCAGCAGGTGGCACACGCTTTTTACGGTGATTATGCCCGTGCGGGTGAGTTATTGCGCCTGAATCCGCACATCCGTTACCCGAATTTTATTGCCCGCGGTGAGGTGCTCAATGGCTACGCAAAATAACGGCTACCCGTTTAACAATGAGATTGTAGTCGAGATTGACGGCAAACAGCATAAAAACTGGAAAAGCTACGATATTGACAGTGATTTTTTGATTCCTGCCGACGCCTTTAATTTCAGCGTTGGCGTGCCGTCAGACAATACTGTTTTAGCGGATTATTCCGGCAAAACAGCAAAAGTACTGATTAATGGTGAGCTCGTACTGACAGGCATTGTTGATACCACTCAGCATTCCATCTCAAAAAACGACCGCACTTTTAGCTTAAATGGGCGCGACAAAGCGTCTATTTTAGTGGATTGCTCCGCGCCGATTACCAATGTCAAAGGTTTGACTGTGTTAGATGCGATTAAAAAAATGGTAGAGCCGCTAGGCATTAAAAAAGTCGAATTGCGGTCGGAATCTAATCCAACGTTAGATAAAGTTGACATCGATATTGGGGAAACCGCATGGAATGCACTGATCCATTGTGCTAATTCAGCAGGGTTGCATGCATGGTTTGACCCTGCCGGCACGCTGATTGTCGGCGGTGCGGATTACAGCACACCGCCAGTGGCGACGTTGTGTTGTGCGAAAAACGGCAAACGAAACAATTTCACGCAGGCAAGCCTGACCACGGATGTGTCGCAAAGTTTTTCGGAGATTACGTTTTTAGCGCAACGGCATGGACGCAGCGGTGACGACAACAAGAACGATTTGAAATGGGTATTTAAAGATGATGCCGTTGAGACCTACAAGCCGAAAACCGTGATTGTGCCGGATGTGGAAAATTTAGAAGCCCTGAAAAAATGGGCGAAAAAGTACATTGCGGACAGTATTTTAAACAGTTTTACTCTGACGATTACCGTGCCTGACCATAAAACGCAGGACGGTGTGTTATGGACGCCAGGGCAACGTGTACATGTCATCTGCGAAGAATACGACATTGACGCGATTTTCTTTCTGATGGGCCGTCGTTTTGCCTTGAGTCGACAAGGCGGCACAACCACGGAACTACGCTTAAAACAAGACGGTGTGTGGACGCCTGACGCTTATGTAAATAAATCGAAAGAGGCGCGTAAGCGCAAAGGTAAAAAAGGCAAGAAAAAGAAAGGCGCTTTGATTGTATTGGATGGGGATTAGTATGAGACGATTGGGACAAGCAATAAGACAACACACGGAAAGCGCCTTGGGCGCAGTACGCCAAGCCTTCCGAGGAAAGTTGAATTTAGTCAAAAGCGCGGATAATATCCAAAAAGTGCAGGTATCCGGATTAGCAGACGAAACCTTACAAGACGTGGAATTGATGCAACAATTCGGCTTAACGTCCGTGCCACCTGCCGGCACACAAGTGGTGGTATTGCCCATGGGGGGCGAAACGACCCATTCTATTGTGATAGCCACCGAAAATGGCTCTTTCCGGGTTAAAAACCTAAAATCAGGCGAAACTGCCGTTTATGATGAAAGCGGAAGCACGATTATTTTAAAACAAGGTCGATTAATCGAAATTGATTGTGATATATTAAAAATAACCGCTACCACAAAAGTTGAAATTAGTAGCCCGATTGTTGAGACAGACCGTGTGTTTACTGCACAAGGGCAAATCAACGGAAATGGCGGCATGGCTGTTCAAGGCGGTTCTGGCGCGTCATTTACCGGTAACGTAACGCAAACAAAAGGTGACTTTACTACTGATGGCGACGTGACTGCCAACGGTAAATCCCTTATTAATCACACTCACCGCGGCGATAGCGGTGGCGTAACCGGAAAACCTCAATAATCAAATAAAAGGCGGTGTGGAACTCTCTCCCCGCCTTTTTCTTTCCCCTTTCTTTTACTCTGTCAGCATGGACAGAGAAATCAGCCCGCTTACCGGGAACTATACAAATTCGCATATCAGTACACTGCAAAATGCTGTGTATATCAGACTGACTACACCTTTAGGCTCATGGTGGGCAAATGGGCGTGTAGGTTCTCTGCTCCATACTATTCAACGCGAGAAAGATTTAAGCCGTGTGGGCATGTTGGCGCAACAATACGCCGAAGAGGCATTGCAACCGTTACTTGATGACGGACGCGCGAGCGAAATTGTTGTTACTCACGAACAACCACACAACGGCAGAATTATTCTTTCCATTTCTGTAACCGACAGCCGGGGCGAACAATACACTTTTAAACACCCCGTAAACGTCATTTAAAAGGTGTTTAAATCGTGTTTATCGTGCCAACTCTCGAAGAAATCCGTGCCAGTATTCTGCGGGATTACCAAACTTATTACCCAAATGCCGACACGTCCGAAGACAGTGACGCTTATGCACGTGCCAGTAGTTTGGCCGCCTGTGCAGAAGGGATTTATGCACATCAAAAATGGCTAATTAAACAGTTTTTCCCTGACACTGCCGACACTGAATTTTTAGAAAAACACGCAGGATTGCGCGGTTTGCGTCGTCGTAACGCCACTTATGCGGCAGGCAAAGGCGCCACTATTAGCGGCAATCCTGATGCCGTGATTGCCGTTGGTTTACAAATCAAAACCGAAGACGGGCGTTTTTATGAGACGACCGAAAGTGCGGTCATTTCCGCCAGTGGTTCTGCAGTTGTTGCGGTGCGCTCCCTTGCTACTGGCGCGGTACAAAACATTAAAACGGCTACAAAAGGATCGTTTATGGCGGCGCCAGTTGGCGTGAGCACGGATGTTGTATTAAATGATGTGGTTGGGGCGACCAATGCCGAAAGCGATAGCTCATTGTTGGAGCGTTTGCTTAATAAAATCCGCCGACCCGCAGCAGGTGGCAATAAATACGATTACAAAGACTGGGCGTTAGAGGTGGATGGCGTTGAACAAGCGTATGTTTACCCGCTACGCCGAGGGCTCGGTACAGTTGATATTGCGATTACGGCCGATAATGGCGTGCCAAGTGATGACACGGTACGTCGCGCGCAAGAATACATCGACCAAGAGCGCCCGGTAACCGCAAAAGAAAGCAAAGTCGTTAAACCTGATGTGACAAAAGTCAACTTTAACATCCAGGTTAAAATCAGCGGTGTCGCATTAAATGACATTAAGACCGCCATTAACAATGCATTACGGGATTATTTTAATGGTTTAATCCCTGGAGATGACTTGATTGTATCCCAATGCGAAGCTGTGATTAATAACTTAATTGGTGTGGTTGACCGCCGTTTTACTGCGCCAACAGCGAACCGAAAAGCGGATATTGTCAATAAAATTGAATGGTTCCGCCTTGGCGAGGTGACTGTGACGGAGATGGCTTAATGCAACACGCCAACGTATTAAAACAGCTTTATCCGCCTGTAAGTTACAACATCAACGGCGAACACTTTATCGCACAATGCGAAGTGGACGGCAGTGCATTTGACCGCTTACAACAAAGCGCAGAAGAGGTATTAGCAGCAATTGAGCCTGCTACCTCAAACCAAATGTTATCCGATTGGGAGCGTATTTGTGGGATTAAAACTGATTTAAGCAAGTCTTATCAAGAGCGTGTTAAACGCGTCATTGTGCAGTTAAATGCCGTGGGTGGCTTGTCTATCCCATACTTTACCCGCATCGCCGAAAGCATTGGTTATCAAATCCAAATTAAAGAGTTTTCGCCTTTACAAAATGACCTGCCTAATCCTGGTGACTTGGTGCAATTTCGCAACGAGCCCCGCGATAGCTTGATTTATATGTGGCGGGTGACCGTTTTAAACGGTGACGACAATATTGTGTATTTCCGCGCGGGCAGTTCGTTTGCCGGTGATCACTTGGTTGAGTTTGGCGACCCCATTATTGAGGAGTTCTTTCGCGATTTAAAACCAGCTCACACATACTGTTACTTTGCATATCAATAGAGACCAAAAAAATGAAAACGTTACTACCCGAAATTAATTCCGCTGACAATCGCTTTCACGACGGCAATCCCGCAACAGGTGAGCAAGGCACACGCGTGACAGACACTTGGCTGAACGACGTGCAAGACCGCGTGCGAGACGTGCAAGCTGAGGCTCATTATGTGTTGCAAAAAGCTGGGTTCAAGCCCTTAGAAAATAAGCAAACGCAGCTTTATGAGGCGATTGTTAAGATTATTGATGACAACCGAAAGACGGCAAGTTTAACTCAAAAAGGCGAAACCAAACTCTACACAGGATACGATAGCCAAAGTGAAGATTTAGCATTAACGCCTAAAACCGCCTATCAGCTAAAACAGCTTATTGACTCCAACACGCGAGCCCTTGGCAATGTTATCCCAAACAGCAAAAAATCCTCTGCAGTAAATAGCAACAGCGCAGACACAGTCGCAACCAGTGCAGCGGTTAAGACCGCGAATGATAACGCAAATGGCCGCGTGTCAAAATCGGGCGATACGATGACAGGCAATTTGTCATTTAAACAAGGTGATTACAGCGGTATTAGTTTATATAACAATGATGGGTATTACTTGCGATTGGAAGGCAATAATCACGCTAATAGCGCTATGCTTACCGCAGTATATCGTAAGCCAAACGGCGAAAACGTGGCAGTGGCATTTTTGCCCAAAAGAGATGGCACGATTGCCTACGTTGATCAAGTTGTGAATAAATCTGGCGATACAATGACCGGACAACTTAATGCAAATAGCGGCGTTAATACGTTGGCGCGTGGTGCTGACGGGTTTAATCACCAATGGCAAAATTTAACCGCCCCCTATTTGGTTGATAATGGTAATGCGAATGGTAATAACGCCTATTACCCATTTATTAAAGGGATTAATCGCAATGGCAATACATGGGGAACGGCGTTTTCTTTTGGTTATGAAACACCTGACGGAATTAATAAGTTTGGTAGAGGATGCATCCATTTAATTGAAGATAATGGAACTCAGAAATTATGGAGATTTGAGCATAATGGCGACTTTAATTCTGCTGGGGATGTAAGCACATCGAGTGGTAAGTATTTAAATAATTCCGTTCAAATTTCGGAACTAGTGGGCGAAGTTGCCTTTTTCGCGCGAACAACCCCACCTAGTGGTTGGTTGAAAGCCAACGGTGCCGCCGTATCACGTACAACTTATGCCGCGTTATTTGCTGCAATCGGCACAACATTCGGGGCAGGTGATGGAAGCTCGACATTTAACTTGCCTGATTTGCGTGGTGAGTTTGTCCGGGGTTTAGATGATGGTCGCAATGTTGATGCTGGGCGTAGATTGGGGACTACTCAAGGTGATGCAATACGTAATATTACTGGTGCGTTTGATACATCTAAAGGTAGTTGGGCACAACAATTTGTTGATTTCGCGGAGACAAGTGGAGCTTTTGATTTAATAAAAGGGAATAAACAATGGACTGGAGATCCTAATAATGGGGGGAATAATCTGCCTACTGGATTTAAATTCGACGCATCTCGTGTTGTACCAACCGCGAACGAAAATAGACCTCGTAATATCGCATTATTAGCCTGTATAAAATATTAAGGACAAATTATGACTTACCCATTAACAAAAAAAGTATGCCAATTAGATCAGCAAGGTATTTATGTTGGGCAAACTGACGCAGATTTATCCCCAGAAGAAGCCGAAAACGGTATCTATTTAATGCCTGCTGGTTGTGTTGATACCACCCCACCGGAAGCAAAAGAAGGCTTTGTTGCTAAATGGACAAGTGACGAATGGCAATATATTGAAAACCATATCGGCAAAACTGTTTATTCAACAGCAACAAAAGAATCCATGGAAATTAGTGAGCTTGGCATAATTCCAGAAGGTTACACATTAATAAAGCCCGAGAACGAGCTTGAAGAATGGAGCGGTAAGGCGTGGGTAATTTCACCCGAAAAACTAATCGCACTTTTAACTGAAAAACGTAACAGCTTAATTGAGCAAATTGATAGCCACGCGGCAAAAATCTACAGCACTTGGACGAGGTTTGAATCTGAATATCGCGAAAGACAAGCGGCGGCAGAAGCCTTTAAAGCCGCAAATTATGAAGGTGAGTGCAGTCGATATATCACCGATTTTGCACAACGTGCGAGACTGGATAATAAGACCGCAACAAATCTGATTTTGACACAGGCAGCAGGGCTCGAAAAACTACAAATGGAGCTTGCCAACCAACGTATGCGCAAGTATGAACTCCAAGCCCCTAATCTCACACTAGAGCAATTGCAATCAATCCATGATGACATTATCGAGCAAATGGATAACTTGATGGAGGCATATCAAAATGGCTAAGGTTTATTTGGCGATGTACAAGCACAAACGCGACTGGCGAAAAGAGCCAGTTAAAGCAATTGCCGACCGCATTACTCGATTTTTTACCAAAGGCAAATACTCGCACTGCGAGATTGCCATTGAGCGTATTGAGTTTGGCAATGGGCATCATTATGAGCATACAACAATGTATGACTGCTACTCATCATCGGTGCAAGATGGTGGTGTGCGTTGCAAGCAAATTGATGTGAGCGATAGCGCAAAATGGGATTTAATTCCGCTCGACGATGTCATCGAAGCACAAATCAAAGCTTATTTTGACCGCACTTCTGGCAAAAAATATGACTGGTGGGGCGCGTTAGGTATAGTACTTGGCATCAAACAAAAACGCTCAAAATATTTTTGCAGTGAGTGGTGTTTTAATGCGATTAGCGCTGGCGAGAGTGGTTGGCGATTTAGTCCGAATCAGTTGGCCGCTATATTTGGAGTGTAAAATGCAGGAAATTAATTTTGATTGGATTCGCGGTGACGATGAAACGGAAACCTTAATTTTTACCGATGACGACAATGCACCTGTTGATTTTACAGACTGCCATTTTGATTGCGATATCGTGCCTGTCAGCAAAGGTGAGCGAATCCGCCTATCTAGCACAAATGGGAGCATATCGGTAAAAAACAATGAAGTGACGCTTATCATCTCACATGATAAAACCGAGCAAGTCGATTGGGTGCAAGCCAAATGGGATTTGCAACAAACCAATGGGCAAGGGCTCGTCAAAACCCTGTGCGGGGGGAAGATAACTCTCCGTAAGGATATTACTTATGACGTGTCTCAACGCTAAACCCAAAAACAAAATCAAGGTGCAACTGCAATCTAAGCCCATTATTTCCGTTGCACTCAAACCCAAAACCCAAATTAATATCACGGTGGCGAAAGGATTCAAGGTGATAAATTCGGAAAATTCCACTATCCCCACGCTGCCTGATTTAATCCTCAACTACAAAATAGGACGACTATGACAACAAAAACTATCCAACAATTATTGAACGATTTTGCAACTTACTTAGGCGAGCAAGACAAAGCGATTTTGGCTCAAATTGAGACAAAGATAACCCAACTTAAAAATGACCTGTTAGGCGGTGAGGTATCAGCAGATTTAGACACGTTTAGAGAGCTG